GTATGCACCTTATGTATTTGGCAAAATGATAGGAAGTAAAGGCTCAGAAGTTGATGATACGGGTAAGCAACTATGACTAAAGCAAAAACCACACACTTGAATAACTAATAAGGAGAATAAGTAATGCGTGATATTAAGTTTAGACAATACTACACGGGTGATGACGATAGTGACCCAGAGTGGAACTACTTTGACTTGCGGAGTGGTCATATGACTATTGATGGTGGCTACATGGACGCTCAACAGTATACTGGACTGACCGACAAGAACGGCGTAGAGATATACGAGGGGGATATATTTAAAAGCTCTAACGAAGTTGGTTCTATTCAGGGAGTTGTCAAGTTTCAGGATGGCGCTTTTGTCGCAACACATGCATATCTTGAAGTGAGTCCAAATCTCGGCGACATTAAATCAGTGACCTCTGTTGAAGTAATTGGCAACGTACACGAAAACCCTGAACTATTAAAGGAAGCAATCTAATGTTTGACAGCTACACATCTGACAATATGAGTGAAGAAGAACCTAGGGAGGAACAGCGATGAGCAATATGGCTGACCAGATACTTGAATGGAACGAGCAAATGATAATTAGAGAGGCTGTGCTGCAAAACGTCAGCGAGTCCAAGAATATCAATATAACCGCAGATATGGTAAGCAAGGCTAAAGCTAAAGCCAAAGAAGCCCTCTACCAACTCATCCTGACGGAAGTAATAGGGGAAGATGACGACCTAACCGACCATTATGTTGGCGGAGTTGCAATGATAAAAGAAATGAGACAAAGGCTTAACGGCGTTAATAATTGTAAAAGCCGACAACGGCAAAACCTAGCAAAACTATTTAAGCAGGAGGGCTATAATGAGTAATACACTAGATGAGATATTTGACAAACTCAATGGCTCTAGCTCTCACGCTTGTTATTGCCAAAGGTCTACTGATGGTGGTTGTCAATGTTCCTTAAAAGATGAGTACTTAATAGAAGCCAAACAACAAATCGAAGCCCTCATAACAGCAGCAACGGTAGATGGAGCTAATAACCTATGGGATTACATCAGTTCGGCACCAAAAGATAGTTGGTATGGGACGGCTAGCGAGTATCTTGAAAAACTAAAGGAGAATAAGTAGATGATTTGCATCAACGATCAGGCTGAATTTGTGTCAAAAAGGGCAGATGCAAAGTTTTGTTCGCCAAAATGTCGCAAGGCATACGCGCGTAAAAACAATATAGACGAAAATACAGGCGAGGTAATAGAGGCGGTTAGCGAAAAGACCCCGAAAGCGGACATCAACAGGCCGTATGACCGAAAAAAGAACTTAGCAGCCTTTATTAAGATGGGCGTTGTACAGGTTGAGTGGATTTCTACCGGAATTCCAGAAATGGATGAGCTCACACAGATTCCTCGTGGCCGTATCACGCAAATACAGGGTCCCTACGGCGTCGGGAAGACAACTCTGTGCCTAAACATGATTAAAGGCCTAAAAGACCGTAAGGTGCTCTATATAGACGCTGAGGCGGCATTAAATCCTGAACTCCTAGTTGATTTGGAGCTAGACCCAGCAAATTTCCACCTATATAACGAATCTTCATACATGGAGGACATTGCCGACATCATTCGCACGGCCGCTGCAAGCGGTAAGTACGAGCTTATTGTTCTCGACAGCGTTCCAATGACCAGCACCAAGACAATTGCCGAAAGTGAAATTACGGCCAGTAACATCGGTCAAAAAGCCAAAATCCTACACAAGTTGATGGGCTGGATTACGATGGACTTGAAGCGAACCAACACTGCTATGGTGTTCATAAATCAAGAGCGTGAAATGATTGGCACCTACGTTCCGACTAAGTACACGCCAGGCGGTACAGCTATTCCTTTCCAGGCAAGCCTAATCGTTACACTGAAAACTATCAAATCTTGGCGCTTCCCCAAAGACCCAAAGGACAAAATCTATAGGGGTCACGAAGTCGAAGCCACGATCATTAAGTCAAAGGTAAATACGCCTTGGCGAGTAAAAAAGTTTAAGCTATACTATCCGAACCCGATTGTCACACCAGCAGAGGAGCTCAGTATGGACAGCAGGGGTGAGTTTTAGTGCCACGACCCAAAACCGACGTTACTGGCAAGCGCCAGCACGTTTATCTGCCACCAAAGCACCTAGAGATCCGCCAAGACATTGACAACTTTAGTGCTTTTGTGCAGATTTGTTTGGAGCAAGCGTCAGACATCATGACTTACGCTATACTACATAATGTAGACCCTAAGAAATATCATCACAAACGGCACGAAGAAAGCGCCGAAGATGTGATCGCAAAGTTTAATGAAAAATATCCACTAGACGAGTTAACACAAAAAAGGCTAGGAACATGGCACGACCCCTCTCAGAAGCTACCCGACGTACTATTGTAGAACGCATCCCGAACTACACGAAGCTTCTCCAAGAAGACGCTGAGGCTGCAATTATTCGCGTCATTGCTGACGACTTCTTCCTATTCTGCGAGCGCAACCTATACATCGAGGACAAGATTACCTCAGAGGTAATTCCCCTAATTGACGCAATAAATTGGCAACAAAGACAGCTCTTAAAAGCGGTTTTACAGGACATCGCTGACGGCAGACCGGTTCGATACATAATTCTCAAGGCTCGGCAGATGGGGCTATCGACCATTATTGAGGCGCTTGGTTATTGGTGGACAATTACCCACCGGAACATTCACACACTTATCATCGCTCACGACTCGGACGCTGCTGAATCACTGTATGAGATGTTTAAACGATACTTCGACTACAGCCACAGCCACTTCCAACCAACTCGTAAGTACAATAACAAAAAACAATTAGTGTTCGATGCCGAAGACCGTTTGAAAGAAGAGTGGACCGAGCACATCAGTATGTGTCGAGAGTCAGAGACCTGCGGAGTAAGCCACAAGCCCCCTGGCCTCGGCAGTTCGATTAAGACAATGGTCGCGAAAGACGGCAAGGGTCGTTCGATGAAGAACCACTTTTTCCACGGCTCAGAGGTTGCCTTCTGGGAAGCCAAGGCTGACGTCGTTTCCTCGGCCATTCAAACCGTTCCGCTCGCACCAAAGACCTTTGTATTTTTGGAGAGTACCGCTAACGGAGTCGGTGGCTTTTTCTACGACACTTGGCAATCAGCAAAGCGTGGCGAATCTAACCTTCGGCCGCTGTTCTTCGCCTGGCACGAACATGAAGAGTATCAGATTCGTGGAACTTGCAACGATCTTTATGACGAAGAGGAAACTCTGCTTATGGAAATATTTTTTGAAAAGAACTACGACCGTGAGGTGTGGGACTGGAAGATTTTATGGCGTCGTGAAAAGAAAAAAGAATTTATTGACGACCCTAAGAAGTTCTACCAAGAATACCCCAAGGATGATATGGAAGCCTTCATTGCTTCTGGCCGTCCACGCTTTGACACCAAGATGCTGATGAAGATGGAAGCCTATGCCATCAAGTACGGTAGCTACAAAAAAGGCGCCTTTAAATATGGGCAAATTGTACCGAACTCAGACGAAACCGACCGTAACCGATATGTGTTTGATGAAGTGGCTCAACTTTTAGAGGGTAGCGACCCTACGCCACTGAAGGTGTGGGAGATGCCACTCAAGAAAGAGCCGGGTGTCGAGGGTCGCAAGAGTGACGTAAAGTACATTCTCGCTGGCGACGTTTCTGAAGGCAAGCTAAATAAGGAATCTCGCAGGAAAGAAAATGATTACTCAGTCCTTGACGTTATACGAGCTGATACCCTAGCCACCGTTGCTAGGTGGCGTGGTCACATCGACCCCGATCTTCTTGGTGGAGTAGCCAACGCACTTGGGCGATTTTATAATAATGCCCTCATAGGCATCGAGGTAAACAATCACGGCCTAACAACAATTCAAAGCTTGCGAAATAAAAACTATCCTAATCTTTATATGCGCGAGAACAACGAAGAGCACCGCTTTCAAGAGCGTACATCCCTTATGGGTTGGCGCACCGACAAAAAAACAAAAAAGATAATCATTGACAATCTAGCGCAAGCAATTCGAGAAAGTGATATAATCGACTTAGATGTAGTATTCATTCGTGAATGTATGACGTACATCCGAGACGACCAGGGCTATACAAACGCCCAAGAAGGTCAGTTTGATGACACGGTAATGGCTAAGGCTATTGCGCTCAAATTATCGGACTATGAATCAATTGATACACAGGAACTCAAAACTAAAATCAGTAAACCAATAAAGAGAAATAAAAATGCAACCACAAGCTCCAACTCAATACTCGACTCCATCGCCCGTCCAGGAAGCAAGCGATCCTCGTATGCAGAGGCAATTAGCCGCAGACGCGCAAAAAGAGCTTCACATAAAGCAGGACGACGCGTTCGATAAAGAGTTGACTTTTGAAGAGGCAATGAATCTGTTTGACTCTTCTCGCACATATATTGATACTGGATTCCGCAGCGAATGGGACAAATACTTTAAGGTCTACAAAGGCACACGAGTCGACCGAAACTATGAAGGTATTTCAGAGCCGGTCATTCGAGAATCTCACACAATTATTGAGACACTAGTCGCCAACATTGCATCGGGCATCCCGATGTTTAGTTTTGTTCGCACCAATCAAGAGCAGTCAGAAGACACCGAAATCCTGAACCATATGCTCCATTACTTTATGATATGTAACCGCATGGGCCTCAAGAACCAAGAATGGGTCCGCGACATGCTTATGTACGGGACCGGAGTCTTGGGTGTTGAGTGGCGAGACGCTAAGCCGTTTATATTCAATATTCCCCTACGAGACTTCTTCTTTGACCCAACTGCAACTGGAATGGTTCAAACACTTACACCTGCTCAATGGTCTGGGTATGAATACCTTGCCGATAAAAGCCCGCTCAAGCACGAACGGATTTATGACTCCAAGCACAAAAACAAAGACGGTTCAATTGGCGCATGGGTACCACGATACACAGGTCTTGATGACCTTGGACCGATGCCAGACAAGGGCGGAAAAGATGGCTCCGGCAATAAGATGGACAAAGCCTTCAAGGACATGTTTAAAGGCTCAACTCTCGGCTCTGAAGCAACCGATAACCAGATTCACATTATTAAACTATTCCACCTTCCGTCTGGTCGCGTTTACGAAATAGGAAACAAAAAGGCCTTTATCTACAACAAGCCTTCTTGGGCTCAACGAGAAGAGATGACTCGCACAGATGTTGAAATAACTCCTGATGGCGAAGAAATAGAAGTGAAACGAACGCTTGACAAAATCGAGCCATTCCTGCCGTTTGCTATTCTCCGTGACTATATCGACAGCTCTCAATTCCTTGGTGCTGGTGAGATGGAGCTTCTTGTTCCTGACGCTGAACTTTTGAATGACTACGAATCAATGCAGGTTGATAACAACGCTTACCAGAACACTCCTATGTACTGGGTTGACCCTGCTTTCGCCGATCTTATTCCTGAGATTGAAACCATACCTGGTGCCGTCTACCCAATCCCTCGCAACGCCATGGGAGTCCTAGATCGTCCACAGCTTACAACCGACCTAGACGCTAAGCAAGAACGCATCCTTCAACGTATGCGTCGCGCTACTGCCGCTGACGAAGCGGTACAAGGTGGTTCTATCGGCAATAGCCGTACAACTGCAACAGAGGTTAATACTCAACTCAACCAGGCAAACCTTCGTTTCCGCACCAAGATTTCGAACCTTGAGTCAGAGGGATATTCGCAACTGGCGAGCATTATATTTAAGCTTGTTCAGATTTTCGTCACCAAGGCAACCGCTGTACGAATCACTGGACCGATGGGTTCAGAATTCAAAAACTTTGACCCGTGGGAATACAACGGAGCTTACGAAGCAAACGTTCAGCTCGATAACACTATCAAGAGCCAAGAAGTTGAAGTTGGCCTTAAAGACCAGGCTGTCATGGAATGGTTTGGTGCTAACTCTATGCTTTACAACATGATTGAAGTCGGTCGATGGTGGGTTCAGAAGAAAGACCCATCTATGAACGACGAGCGCTACAACAAATTGCTTGCACCACCAGCAGAAGCAGACGAAGATGCAAATGACAAAGACTACCTCAACGTCAGCTACAAAGACCTTGAGCCGTGGGGACGATTCCAAGCGCAAAAAGACCTCGGATGGGACCCAGACCCAAGCTTGGCTGGTGACCAACGTAACCGTATGCTCCGCCAAGCCAACGAGGGTGTTGACTCTATGGACGCAGCCACTACTGCTGACGGAAACCCTGTGTTCGGCATGGAACAGGCTATGGCACCACCTCAGTCGTCTCCTGCTATGCTTCCTGCCTAAAAAGATGCTATACTGGTATTGATTAAGCAATAAGGAGCAATCACATGACCAGCGAATCTACACAAAAAGCAAACCAAACTCGTGCTCAGAAAGGTAAAGCCGAGCACGAGAAAAAGTCTAAAGAACGCGCCAGCGCTCAACAGACTATTAAATCTGCATATTTGAGCGGTAATGGCGACATTATTCTCGAAGACATTCAGAAAAAGGCAAAAGCCTGGGTTGCCCTAAACAATAAGGTCGCTCAGGATGGCGTAGGCAACCGACCAACCGGCTACAAGCTGACCGACGGAAGCCAAGAGATTGAAACCATTTACCTTACGCCCGTTCAGCGAGCGAGCTACCTAGACCAGAGCAAGGGCATCCAAACCATCCTTGATTATATTGATCGACAGTTGACTCGCGTGAACCCAGAAACCAAGCCAAAAGCGAAGGCCGCACCTAAAAAATCATCCTAGTTGCGCTTTTATTTACTTTGGTGCTATTATTACAGGGTAACCCTTAATTGCGGTTCGCAATTTTCAAAACAAATAAGGAGAAAAAGATGCCAGTACCATCTATTCCTGCCGAGGACGACGCTGAGGTTATTACACCAGCACCCGGAGCAGCAGATACCAAGACCGACGTACCAGTCGATAACCTTGACGCATCGAAGTCAGACGACGCACCTGTTGTTGCTGATGACGATAAAAAGTCAGATGAAAAACAAACAGATGCAACAGACGACACTCCTGCTTCTAAGTTAGATGACGACCTAGAAGACTGGATTACCAAGCGTGGAAATAAGTTTCCTGAAACCGACGCCGAGAAGCAATCTTTTCAAGATTTGCGGAACGAGCAACGGGAGTTCCATAATGAACGACAGGCAAAAAAAGACGCCGACGAACTTGCAGCGGCTACAGCCGACGCAAGAAAAGAAGTACCAGTCGACGAAGACGACGATGAATTAGACCCAATTGAGAAACGCCAGAATGACCTTGATGCAAAATTTGAGGCTGAACGGTCTACTCGATTACAGTCGGAATTCTACTCATCAAACAAAGTAACAACCGAGCAACATGCTGCCCTTCTTTCTGTTATGAAAGAGAAGTTCAACACTCCTACTACGCCAGAGGCGAAGAAAAGAGCATTTGATCTTTGGTCCAGTACTGATGCGCTGCCCGACCTTCTTGAGATAGCGAAAGCTCGATTAACAAGTTCGTCACAGTCTGTTGTTGCAAGTGAAGCGGCGCAAGCCGAGCGTGAGAAAATTGAGCGTGAATCCCAAGCCAAATCCCCTGGCCGAAATGCGACTCAAACTCAAACTTCTGATAAAACAGAAGATCAAGCGAGATTGGAACGCTTCAAGGCTAGGTATAATAAGTCCTAGTTAAAAAAAGGCAGAAAGTAAAAACAAAATGCAAAATTATGCACAAGATACACTCGACCTAATTGACGAGCGGTTTTACCTAGAAAGTAAAACAAACAGTATCGTAAACAACGGAATCAAATTTAAGTTTACAGGTGTCAACACCGTAACAATCTACAACGTCGATGTTGTCGCTGAAAACGACTACCGCCGAAGTGGTACCATGCGTTATGGTGAGCTCGTTGAGCTCGGTGACGGAGTACAAGACTTTATCCTTTCACAGGACAAGTCATTCTCTATCAGCATTGACCGTGGTAACCGTGAAGACTCAGAAATGGTTCTTGACATCGAAGAGGCTGTGGACCGTCAGGTTCGCGAAGTTTCTGTCCCAACAGTTGACGTGTACCGATTGAATATTCTTACGGCTTATGCTGTCGCTAACAGCCAAGTTGCTACAAACGCACTTGCTTATAACGACACATTCCAAAAGATTTTGGTTCAACGTGCAGCGCTCATCGAAGCAAAAGTAAGCCTTGACGACATCGTTGTTTACGTTAGCCCTACTACAGAGATGTACCTATGGCGCGACCCTGAATTTAAGGTTGCCTGTGACCGCACAAACGCGGATCGTGCAACCGGTGTTCTTGGTGATGTAATGGGTATGCGTATCGTAGTCGCTCCTAGTAGCTACTACGTTGCTAACTTCGGTTTCTTGCTAGTTTCTCGGAAGGTGCTTATCGCTCCAACCAAGTTCTCAGAAATCAAGACTGGTGACGGTTTCCCATTCGGTATTAGTGGTATGGTCGCCTTCGGTCGCCGTTACTACGATGCCTTCATCGCTGGAAACAAAGGTGTCGCTATCCGTCTACACAAAATTGCTTAATCTATAGGAAGGAATATAGAATTATGTCAGAGAATTACAAAATACCAAAAGAGGGTGCCGCAATGGACACAGAGTACAGTAAAGGTAAAGGCGCAAAAATCCCAGGCTCAGGAGTGTACAAGCACCCTGAGTCAGGGCAAACGGCCATCGTGCAGTCTGACCCACTTTTTGGGAACGCACAGGCACAAGCCTTCGCTCGTCTCGGATTCAGGTTCGAACGTGAAGCCCGCGAAGATGAGATCACAAGTCTCCCAGAATTAGCATCAGAAAGCCGCAAGGCTGAGGAAGGTAACCTCAAAGGCCTGTCAGCTCGTCTTGACAAGTTAGAAAATGTTGCTGAGGAAAACAAGGGGCTACAAGCAGAAATCGCAGAACTCCGTGCTGAAAAGGCACTACGCGACGAAGTCGAAGCCGCTGTTGCCGAAAAAACGGTCGCAGACACAAAATCAACAACTGAAAAGAAAGGTTAATAACCATGGCAAACTCAACCACACTTTACCGCTTGTCTGACGGCCGAACAGCCGTTGACGTAACGGAAGCCAAGACTCTAGCGATTACCGACCAAGGTGTCGTACAGGTCGTAAAAACTGACGCGATTGTCGTCACGTTACCAGCAACCGTAGTCGGATATAACTTCACTGTTCAAAACGGTGGAGACAACGCTACCGGTACACCGGCTGGTGCAGGTTCGAACCAGTCAGCAAATGTCACTATTGCTCCAAACGCAAGTGACCTCATTGCTGGCGGTCAGATTACTGCCGCTGACGACAAAGACTACGTTAATACAAAGGCAACCGCCCGCGTAGGCGACGAAGTTACACTCGTTGGTAACGGTACAACCGGGTGGAACATCACCGGACAAACCGGTCTTTGGGCTCGCGAAGCTTAATAGTCCGAGATCAATAAAGAGAGCGCTTCATTTACTTGGAGCGCTTTTCTTTTATTCTTGCTATAATTGTGACAGAAGAATGTCCCACAACCATAATCGGATAATATGATATTATTAACACAGAAGGAAAATAAAAATGCTAAACGATAACACAAGACTAACCGATTCAATGAGCGCACGCTTAAACGACGTTGACGTCAACAGCAAACACCTAGAATTTAACATGCACATCGTTCTTCGCGACAAAGATGGAAACATCAAAGAAGAGCGAAAAATACACAACGCCGTTACCACTGCTGGTAAAAATGGTATCGCCGATCAACTACTGGCTTCTCCGACACTTGGTAAGCCGACCTATATGGGCGTTGGTACTGGTTCACCATCGGGAACAGCCCTTGGGACTGAACTTGACCGAAACGCCTTGACTTCAAAAACACGTTCAGGCGCAATCATTACTTTTGTTGGTGACTGGGCTGCTGGTGATGGCACAGGTGCTCTCACCGAAGCTGGTATCTTTGATGCGGCCTCCACTGGAAACATGTGGGCATCTCAATCATTCTCAGTAATTAACAAAGGTGCATCAGACGTTCTATCAATTGGCTGGACATTAACTGTAAGCTAGGAGACTAGGGCATGGACGCACGCAAAAACTTTGCAATCTCAACAGTAGACACCGCTCCTAGCCCAGCTACGAGCGGTACTTCGCTTGGAGTCGCTTCTAGCACTGGTTCAAGCTACCCTGTAGCTCCCTTTAATGCTGTCGTTTGGCCAACCAATTCAGTTCCGACTTCGACCAACGCTGAGATTATTCGTGTCACATCTAAGGGTACCGGAGACGACTGGACTATCGTCAGGGCGCAGGAGAGCTCCTCTGCGCGCACTATCGTCATCGGCGACCAGATTATGCAGTCTGTCACCGATAAGACGCTACAGGACATCGAGGATGCTATACCAACGGTAAGCGACACAGCTTATGACGCTACGTCGTGGAATGCTAACACGGACGCACCCACCAAGAACGCCATCCGCGACAAGATCGAAACAATGGGTGGTTCAGGTGATGTAGTCGGCCCTGCAAGTGCTACAGATAACGCTATTGCTAGGTTTGACAGCACCACAGGTAAGTTAGTGCAAAACTCTGGTGCGACAATTGCAGACAACGGTTCACTTGCTGTTGCAGGAAATGCGGGCCCTGGAAGTGGAAACATTACCATTGCCAACACAGGCGGGCTTTTAACAAACACAATTAGCGAAACTGACGCTGCCTCTGGCGTAACTATAGACAGCGTACTTCTAAAAGACGGGCTTGTTGACGGTGTTGATGTAGCCGCCGAAGAAACACGATTAGCTAACACATCAGGGACGAACACTGGCGACCAGACAACTGTTACAGGCAACGCAGGAACAGCTACAGCCCTTGCAAACGCTAGAACTTTCCGCACTAACCTAGCCTCTACCTCTACGGCTTCATTTAACGGAACGGCTAACGTAACCCCTGGCGTAACAGGAACCCTCGCAGTAGGCAACGGTGGTACAGGCGCAAC